AGTCTGGTATGACCAGAGCGGTAACAGTAATGATGCTTCTCAGGGTACGTCTGCTTACCGTCCTAAGATTTACGACGGGAGTACGGGCGTGGTGACGGATGACAACGGGAAACCTGCGGTTGATTTTCAAAACGACGTACTGTACACAAGCGGGAGCATTACACTTTCCGATGGCGCTTATCTCTCTCTTTGTGTAGCAACTACGAATGGCGGGCAAAATAACGTAATAAATGCAAGCGATGGTTCGCCAAGAGTTGGCCAATTTGTTCGCATATCCGCGAGCAATTCCGTTCAATCAATTGGCTTTAACTCAGGTGGTGGCGCTGTGACAGCAGGCGGTCCAACTGCAAGTGTGGATACTCAATTTCTAGCAACTGGAGAATGTACGGGAACACAACTCACCGCATATTTAGACGGGACGGGCGGCACTTCTGTGGGGCATACCAACCGTACGGACTCCGCGCCTTTTTATGTTGGTGCGCGACAAAGTGCATTAGGAGATGCACAAAATGGATACATTCAGGAGGTCATACATTACCCCTCCGACCAATCCGCCAACCGCACCGATATCGAAGAAAACATCGGTGGCTACTATGACATCCCACTAGCAGGTCTTTTAGATGAGAACCCTGGGGCAGCCGCTGCTTATAGCTTACGTCGCCTAAGCTCAACCTACACAGGCAGTGCTATCCAAGTACAACGCGCTGACAACGTGGGTGGTACTCACGAGATAGGCTTTGACTCTTATGGAGATTTAGACACTACGGCTCTTACGACAGCAGCTCAGGGGAACGATATGGTAGTAGCAGTCTGGTACGACCAGTCGGGTAACGGTAATGACGCTGAGCAGGGTACGTCTGCTTACCGTCCGAAGATTTACGACGGGACTACGGGCGTGGTGACGGATGCAAATGGGAATCCGAGTACGTTTTATTCAGGCACTCAACAACTTCTCACCGCTACGATGACCACACAAGCACAACCTGCGACGGCTATAAGTGTTGTTGACACGACAGGTCAAACTGGTCAAGCAGGTTATTTTTACAGTCTTGGTCAGTCAGCGTGGGCAATTATACAAGACGACGGCAGCACGATGCGAATGTATGCGGGTAGCGCTTTCGTAAGTGGGACAAGCGGAACCAACACGATGCGTTTAGATTTTTCCTTATTTAATGGGGCTAATAGTGAAATATTTTTTAATGGGAATTCAATTTTAACAGGAAACCCAGGAAGCAACGGCATCACTTCAATAAGAATTGGAGGCCTTAACGCACCAAATTTCAAAGGACACTTCACGGAATTAGTAGTGTACCCATCCGACCAAGACAGTGCAGGCAACCGCACAGGCATCGAGTCCAACATCAACACCTTCTATTCAATCTACTGATGAAACCGAAAGTCATACCAATTACTCAGAAGCCTAAGCTAGAAAACAATATCTTTACGTATTACAACATAAACAATTCAAAATGAGTAACTACCTCATCGTACCACCCGAAGGTGGTCTTACATCAGAAGAGCGAGCAGCAGCTATCTCTCGACAGCTTTACTGTATTACTCGTCCTGTGTCTATCCAGAACCCAGACGAACAGAATTTTAACCTATTCGGTTCGGTCATCAACCCGACTACAGGGGAGGCGGCTCTGTCCATTATCTTGGACTGGCTTATCTACGTTAACGCAGCAGTTGACTTGACGGAGCTACAGGCTTTGTTTCCTTTAATGCCCCAAGCAGAGATGGATGCCTTGACCTCGCTTATCACAACGTCTTCAACAGTTCTCTTTGAGCAGATTATCCCTACCGAATGTACAGTTCGTGACCAGGCGTATATGGAAGCCAACGGTTGGTTCCCGCCAGACCCTATCGAAGAGTAATGAACTACGAAATTATCTCGATAGCAATTGGCGCCCTAGGAGGGATTATAGCTACATGGGTAAAGATGACAAATGAGGTAACAACAATAAAGGCTCGCTTGTTTTCATTAGAAAAACAGGAGACTAAAGTTCAACAGAGCCTTGACTTCTTAGTGGATGGAGTAAATGACATTAAGTTATTGCTTGCTAAGAAGGGTATTGAATGAGGAATTTAAAACGAATTATCTTACACTGCTCAGCTACACCAGAGGGACGCGATGTAACTGTTGATGATATACGTGGATGGCATATGCTTCGTGGGTGGGACGATATCGGATACCACTTCTGTATCTACGCCGATGGCTCAATACATAAAGGTAGAGACATCGATGTGATTGGGGCTCACACTCATTCGCATAACCTAGACTCTATAGGTGTGTGTTATATAGGAGGTGTGGACAACAACTTGAAACCCCTAGACACGATGACTGAGATGCAGGATATATCGTTCTTAAATCTGGTTAAAAGTTTACGCCTTATTTTTGGGGAGTTAAATATCCACGGACACAACGAGTATTCAAAAAAAGCTTGCCCTTCATTTGATGTTCAGGATAAGTATAAATTTTTAAACGAAACGACATGAATTTTTTAGCATCATACTGGGCCGAGATTGCGTTGGCTGTTTTGACTGCGGCAGGAACTATGACCGCGCTCACAGAAACCAAGAAGGACGACCGCATTGTAAATGTATTATCTCGTATCCTTCAAGCCGTTGTTATGGGTAAGAACCGAAAAGGGTAAGAACGTATGCCAAAGATTAGTACATACGGAACCGTCACCCCTAGTCCATCAGACTTGATTGTAGTTAGCGACGCTAACGACTCTAACGCTACCAAGAATATTAGAGTGGACTCGTTGTCTTCAGCGACAGCGCCTAGTTATTATATCGACGCCTATTCAAATACAGTAGCCACAACGACTATTTCGCAGGTGGGTACCTATGTCGATTTAAACGTGTCGCTCTCTCAGGGGCTAGCTGACGGGTACACTGCTTCAAGCAACTTGGTAACAAATAGCAACACGCCTGAAACTACTTTACTTTCTCAAGTAACTGTATCTATGACGTTGAGTGCTGGAAATAACAATGTTATCACATCTCTATTATCTAATAATGGAGTTGATGTAGTGGCCTCTACACAAGACGTAACCGCTCCTGGTTCGAGCGACGACTTTGTTTTGACTATGACGTGTATTACAAATTTATCCTACAATCAATCGCTAAAGGTTCGAATAAAAAACACCGCCGCTACAGATGTTGTTTGTAAGCACGTAAACTTCGTGGTTCACTCTATCTAAGCTATGCTTATCCGTAAAATCTCTGTAGGTCCCGACTATAAAGGCGGTGCTATGCACTACTTAGTGGGGCAAGAGATATTAGGCGGGTCGTATAAAATACACCTTATATCATACAACAACGACTCTGAGTCTATTATGATATGGATACAGCGAGGGAATAAAGTTTATTTATGGAAGGAATTCAAGAAGACAATGCCTATGTCTATTGAATATGACATTAACTTTGACTAGTGAGGTCACCATTTTCTTTTATTGCTCGTCCCGTTAACGGGAAACGATACACTAACTCGAAAGAGATTGAGGGTATGGACATTATAACTAGCACCTCTGAGGAGGACCACACGTCCTCTACAAGGGAGGCTGAGGTTGTCGCGCTGCCGTTAGGGTACGAAGGGCCTATAGAAGTGGGTGACACGCTCCTAGTGCACCACAACGTCTTTAAGTTCTATAACGACATGAAGGGCAGGCAGCAAAGCGGGAAGAGTTTTTTCCGTGACGACCTTTTCTTCGTGGATACAGAGCAGTTCTATATGTACCGTCACGACGGTGAGTGGCACGCTCACGATAGATATTGCTTCGTTCAGCCTGTCGCTCCTGAGGATTGGTTCCTTATGAAGCCCCTTAAAGAAGAGCCATTAACAGGTATTATGCGATACCCTAACGATGCGCTTATAAATATGGGCGTGCGGGTAGGTGATAAGGTGACCTTTAAACCAGACAGTGAATACGAGTTCACCGTGGATGGGCAGAAGATGTACCGTATGTACGACCACCAGATAACTACCATACTAGATGGAGTCTAAAGAACTAAAGGTTCGAATCATAGCCGCAGGACGACGAGCTGTAGAGCAGCTCATCAAGGTGGCCCAGGAGGATATTATAAAGCCCAACGAGGAGGACGAGCTGGCAGCTGATAGGTTAAAGAATGCCGCTGCTACCAAAAAGCTCGCTATCTTCGATGCGTTCGAGATATTAAATAAAATTGATTCTGAGCAGGAGCAGTTAGACTTAAGCGTATCCACCTCAGGACGAGAAGACACCAAGCAAGGATTTGCAGAACGACGGTCCAAATAAATTACATCGCGTCCTTCACGACCATGTACCTAAAAATGCGTTGGCTCGAAAGAACCAAGCTAGTACATGGGTCTATGGGTACAACGAGAAGTATGATATGGTGGTCATATCCAAGACGGGTAAGGTCGGTGATGTAATTAATATATCAGGTGTTAATATTGCGCTGCCTTTAAGTACGTCCGATATAGAACGTAAGCCTAAACGCAGTGATGAGTATTGGGTAAGGGAGCCGCTACCTAAACCGCTATCTAAAATCCAGTCTATCTTCCAGTGGAACGATATGACCGCTGTGTTTAAAGATACCTGGGTGGACTATATAGAGTCTGAGTTCGATAAGCGTGAGTCGGGTCACTGGTTTATAAATAACGGAGTACCCACCTATATCACTGGGGCGCACTATATGTATCTCCAGTGGACGAGTATTGATATTGGTTATCCTGACTTTAGGGAGGCTAACCGTATCTTCTTTATCTTCTGGGAAGCTTGTAAAGCTGACGAGCGATGCTTTGGTATCTCGTACCTTAAGATTAGACGTTCTGGATTCTCCTTTATGGGCTCCTCGGAGTGCGTTAACACGGGTACATTAGCAAAAGATGCCCGCGTAGGGGTGCTTTCTAAGACGGGTAGTGACGCGAAGAAGATGTTTACGGATAAGGTGGTGCCTATCGCCAACCGTTTACCGTTTTTCTTTAAACCTATACAGGACGGTATGGATAAACCGAAGACGGAGCTAGCGTTTCGTGTTCCTGCGTCTAAAATTACCAAGAAGAATATGCACGAGGTGGGCACCGACGATATAGTCGGCCTCGATACTACCATAGACTGGAAGAACACTGACGATAACAGTTATGACGGAGAGAAATTGCTGCTGTTAGTACATGACGAAAGCGGGAAATGGATTAAACCTAATAACATCCTCAATAACTGGAGGGTAACGAAGACCTGTCTTCGATTGGGTAGCAGAATTATAGGTAAGTGTATGATGGGGTCCACTTCTAACGCCCTTAACAAGGGTGGTTCTAACTTTAAGAAGTTATACGAGGACTCTAGCGTAGAGAAACGTAATGCTAACGGCCAAACCCTTAGTGGTATGTACTCTTTGTTTATTCCTATGGAATATAACATGGAGGGATTCATTGATAGGTTCGGTCACCCTGTATTTCATAAGCCATCGGAACCTGTATTAGGGGTTGACAACCAGAAGATTAAGAACGGAGCTATTGATTATTGGGAGGCGGAGGTAAGTTCATTAAAGAATGACCCCGATGCTCTTAACGAATTCTATAGGCAGTTCCCTAGGACAGAGTCTCACGCTTTCCGTGACGAAAGTAAATCTTCGCTGTTCAACCTGACTAAAATATACCAGCAGTTAGATTACGCAGACTCTTTAGTAAAGGAGCACTACACAACAAGAGGCTCCTTTCGGTGGAAGGATGGCATTAAAGATACCGAGGTGGTGTTCTACCCAGATAAACGTGGGCGCTTCAACGTAAGTTGGACACCGCAGAAGGGTATGCAGAATAGGGTGATTGAGAAGCACGGTGTTAAGTATGCGGGCAACGAGCACCTAGGTTCCTTTGGTTGTGACTCGTATGATATATCAGGCGTTGTGGGTGGGGGCGGCTCTAACGGGGCGCTGCACGGCATGACTAAGTTTCATATGGATGAGGCGCCTACTAATGAGTTTTTCCTAGAGTATGTGGCGCGTCCTCAAACGGCTGAGATATTTTTTGAAGAGGTGCTTATGGCCTGCGTGTTTTATGGTATGCCTATCCTTGTAGAGAACAACAAACCTAGGCTGCTATACCACTTTAAGAACAGGGGCTACCGTGGGTTCTGTATGAACCGCCCTGACAAACACTACACCAAGCTCTCGAAGACAGAGCGCGAGCTAGGTGGTATACCGAACTCCTCGGAGGATGTAAAGCAGGCTCACGCCGCTGCTATCGAGTCATATATCGAGAAGTATATAGGTATGGATATAGAGGGAACCTTTAGGGACCCTGACGATATGGGTTCTATGCCGTTCGTTAGAACGCTAGAGGACTGGGCTAAGTTTGACATCAGTAACCGTACTGCTTTTGACGCTACTATAAGTTCAGGTTTGGCTATCATGGCTAATCAAAAACACCTGTATACACCTGAGCAGAAAGAAAAAAAAATTAGTCTTAACTTCGCGAGGTATCGTAACTCTGGGAATACGAGTGAGCTTATTACATGAAGAACGTCAAAGTAAATATTTCAGCGGCAGGTTTCCCTAGTCAATTCGTACCTGATGCTGAAAAAGCCACGGAGGAATTTGGCCTACAAATCGGTCAGGCTATTCAGTATGAGTGGTTCAAGAAGGACGGTAATCAGTGTAGGTTTTATAACCAGTGGCGCGACTTCAACCGCTTAAGGTTGTACGCACGCGGTGAGCAATCCGTAGCTAAGTATAAAAACGAGTTGGCTGTTGATGGGGACCTGTCATATTTAAACCTTGACTGGACACCCGTCCCTATCCTGCCTAAGTTTATTGATATCGTAGTTAATGGTATGTCCGAGCGTCTCTTTAAGATAAACGCTTATGCTCAGGACGCGTTATCACTTTCCCGACGCAGTAAGTATCAGAATATGATACAGGGGCAGATGGCCGCGAAGCCTATGCTTCAGACTATCCAACAAAAGACAGGGGTTAATCCATTTACAATGGACCCCGATGAACTTCCTGAGACTGATGAGGAGCTACAACTCTATATGCAGCTTAAGTTTAAGCCAGCTATTGAGATTGCAGAGGAGGAAGCTATCAATACTATCTTCGATGAGAATCACTACGGAGATTTACGTAAGCAGCTCGACTATGACCAGATGGTGCTGGGTCTTAGCGTGGCTAAGCATGAGTTCCTAAAGGGGTCTGGAGTAAAGGTGTCTTACGTAGACCCCGCCAATGTTGTGTATAGCTATACCGAGAACCCTCATTTTAAAGATTGTTTCTACTGGGGTGAGATTAAGACAGTTCCTATTATAGAGCTACTGAAGATTGACCCCACCCTTACCAACGAAGATTTAGAGGAGATATCTAAGCACGGACAGAGCTGGTACGATTACTATAATGTAGCTCAGTACTATGACAACGATATTTTCTATCGAGATAGCACGACCTTGATGTACTTCAATTATAAGACAACTAAGAAGATTGTCTATAAGAAGAAGTTGTTAGAGAATGACGGCTCTCGTATGATTGAGAAGACCGATGAATTCAATCCCCCTACCGATATGATGGAGGAAGGGAACTTCGAGAAGATAGAGAAGACTATTGACGTGTGGTATGATGGCGTTATGGTTATGGGTACTAACATCCTACTTAAGTGGGAGGTAGCTGAGAATATGGTACGCCCTAAATCAGCTAGTCAGCACGCTCTTCCTAACTATGTAGCTGTTGCACCACGTATGTATAAGGGTGTTATCGAGTCTCTTACTCGTCGTATGATTCCTTTTGCGGACCTCATACAGATTACACACCTGAAGTTGCAGCAGGTTATCTCACGTACCGTTCCTGATGGCGTGTATATAGATGCCGACGGACTTAATGAAGTGGACCTAGGTACAGGTAATGCCTATAACCCAGAGGATGCCTTGCGTCTTTACTTCCAGACGGGTAGTGTTGTAGGCCGTAGCTATACGCAGGACGGAGATTACAACCAAGGTAAGGTACCAATCACCCAGTTGAACTCTAGTTCTGGCGCCAACAAAGCTCAGATGTTGATTCAGAATATGAATCACTATATGCAGATGATTCGTGATGTCACGGGACTTAACGAAGCGCGTGACGGCTCCACTCCTGACCCATACTCTTTAGTGGGCGTGCAGAAGTTAGCCGCTTTAAACTCTAATACAGCTACGCGACACATCCTAGACGCGGGCCTTTATATCTATAGGTCTTTAGCGGAGGGATTGACGTATCGTATATCTGATATATTAGAGTACGCAGACTTTAAGGAACAGTTTATTAACCAGATTGGTAAGTATAACGTCAGTATCCTAGAGGATATTAAGGAGCTATACATATATGACTTTGGTATATTTATTGAAGTAGCTCCTGATGAAGAGCAGAAAGCTATGCTGGAGCAAAACATCCAGATGGCCCTGTCTAAAAGTGATATCAATTTAGAGGATGCTATTGATATACGTGAGCTGCGTAATCTTAAGATGGCTAATCAGCTACTTAAGATGAAGCGTGTCGCTAAGCAGGAACGAGAAGAAAAGATGAAGATGCAGCAGCAAGCTATGCAGGCGCAGCAACAATTGAAATCTCAGGAGATGGCTGGTCAGATGGCTATGCAGAAAAATCAGCAAGAGATTCAAGGGAAGATGCAGCTTAAGCAGGCTGAGGTAGCGTTTGATATTGAGAAGATGAATAACGAGGCTCAGCTTAAGGCTCAGCTTATGGAAACGGAATTCAACTATCAGATGCGGCTTAAGGGCATTATGGAAAACGGAATGCAGACACGTGAGAACGACAAGGAGCAAGCGAAGTCCGACCGTATCAGTCAACAGAACACAGAGCAGTCACGGTTAATTAACCAACGCAAGAATAACTTACCTCCACAGACATTTGAGTCTAACGAGGATAGCTTGGATGGGTTTGACCTAGCTGAATTCGAGCCGAGATAAAAAATTAAATTCAATCAAATGGAAATTAAAGTACGGGCGTTAGACGACGTAGAGCCTAAATCAATACAGGAGGTAGAGTCAGCACTTCTCGAAAAGCACGAGAAAAGTTTGAATGAAACCCCTGACGAGCCAGTGGCTGAAGCGGTGGTAGAGCAGGAACTGAAAGAGGAGGATGTCCTTAGTTATATCGGTAAGCGATATGGCCGAGATATCTCTTCGTTAGATGAGCTCAACCAGGAGCGTGCTCAATCGGAAGAGTTACCTGAGGATGTAGCCGCGTACTTTAAGTACAAGAAAGAAACAGGCCGTGGTATCGAAGACTTTGTTAAGCTTAACAGAGACGTAGATACAGTTGACCCTAACACTATGCTAAAGGAATACCTTATGGCTACAGAGGAGGGGTTAGATGAAGAGGACATCGATTCTGTAATGCAGGAGTATGATTACGACGAGGAGTTAGACGATGAAGACTTTATCAAAAAGACTAAGGTCGCAAAGAAAAAAATTATTGCTAAGGCAAAGAAGCACTTCAATGAACAGAAGGAGGCATATAAGGTTCCCCTTGAGTCAAGCGGGAGTCTTTCTCTAGAAGACAGCGAAGAGTATCAGAGCTATAAGCAGTATGTTGAACAGTCAAAGACTTTTCAAGAGGAGCAGACGCGTAAGGCAGAGTGGTTTGGCCAGAAATCCGATGAGGTTTTCGGCAACGAGTTCAAAGGTTTTGAGTTCGCTATAGACGACAAGTCGTATGTATTTTCTCCTGGAGATAAGGCAGAGTTAAGGAAGTTGCAAGACACTCCGCAAGCTTGGATTAACAAGTTCGTGGATGACAAGGGCCTCGTTAATGACGCTGTGGGTTACCACAAATCTTTGGCCGTGGCGATGAACCCAGAGAAATTTGCTAAGTTCTTTTATGAGCAAGGTAAATCAGAGGCCGTGGATGATGTGATGCGTAAGACAAAGAATATCAATATGTCTGAGCGTAGCACACCTCAAGCGGTATCGAAGGGTGAGTTTAGTGTTAAAGCTATCAACCCAGATTCGGGGCGAGGCTTGAAAGTTCGAAGTGTAAAACGCACTTCTTAATTATTTAAAAAGAAAAAATGGCAGTTAAAACAGACCCAGGATTTGGCTTGCAGCCAAGCGCTCAGCAAGTACCCACAGCAACAAATTACATTACCAACTTTGATTTCTTGAATCAGTATCTCCCTGATACTTACGAGAAGGAATTCGAGCGATATGGTAATCGTACAATCTCTGGCTTCTTACGTATGGTAGGAGCCGAGATGCCTTCTAACTCTGACCTTATCAAGTGGGCAGAACAAGGACGTCTCCACGTAAAGTATACTGAAGTAACAGCAACAGCAGCAGCAGCGGCTACTACTAACGTGTACACAATTCCTGCAACGAATGCTAACCCAACGCCTTTTAGCGCGAATAATGCTATGGCTCTCCGTAATGGACAGACCGTAATTATTTCTCGTACTAC